TACCTCATCCAAACATGATCAGGACCTGAAGTCATTACAACACAATGATTAGCATTCTTCGGATCAGTAAATACTATCCTCCTATCATTGTTGTTGCCAACTTCACAACGCAACACCATCCTCTGAACTTTCTCAGAGTCTGTTGCTAGTGGAGTACCCTCCCCTCCCCTCATTCTCTTCGGTCGGGTAGCCATTAGAATATACTGTGCTTACTACTATTTTTTTTCGTTGTGCTATTTTCTAATTCAAAAAAAATTAAATTGCGGGAGCGCAAGCAGGTTGCGCGAGTGGCGGGGGCCAAGGCACAGTTCCGTTGCCAATTACTGCAACGGTATAGTCCAACGGATCCACTGATCCAATTGGAGTACCGGCGCGGCGGCGGCACTCACTTATTAGAGTTATACGACGCAACAATTGAATCAATGGCTCCCGAGGAGTATCCTTATACTCGTGTCCCGAGTTCGGATGATGAATTGAAGAAACATAAATATGTTCTGCCATACAAGGTACTGTTCCGCCTTTTTCTTCAAATTCAAAAGCGAACTTGTCGAACATACCCAACCAAAAATTCAAAGGTATCGCCTGTCCGGATCCATTGGTACCGCGCCAGTCGTGAATCATAATAATACGCTGACCTTTGTAGTTGGGTACCCACTTGTATGCAGTTACATTCATATGATAAACAGGTTCACCAGGATGAGCTGAAGCACAAGCAGCTTCCGCTGCTGTCGATTTACCCGAGCCAGACTCACCAATGAACCAATGAACCTGAGGATTGACAGCAAGATTTCGGGTAGAAGCTGTCATACGCGCGAGAGCAGTAAGGCCTCCGTGGAAACGAACAAAAGTCTGAGGTGCCTCGCGAATTACTGATTGAAGACCCGCCGAACCGTTGTCGCGGACTGCTATCGCTGCCGCCTCCAAATCCATTCGGGCCCCTTGTCCTGGGCTGAAGTTCGCTCGATGAACCTCGACATAACAGCCCCCCTTCTTGCAATACACTTCGCAATGGCTCTCCGTTCCTCGGGATGCGGCGATCCATGCGTGGGGGAACATCTTGGACCAAGCGGACCGGGTCTTGGCGTCTTTGAAACGGGCCGTGAACTGAATGTGAGGTGTGCCACCCGCGCCAACTTCCAGGGCGGCGACGGCCCAGACGCTTGATGTCAACTTCCCAAGCATGTCCTGAAATTCAGTAAGGCTTGGATTGTTAAGAGTACCGACGAAGCGTCGAAAGCCCCGGGATGAGCCTTTGTGGTCAGACGAATATGCCGGATTGACATCCGCAAATTGATCTTCGTCGACCTCCCGTTCATCCTCTCCAGGAACGGGAGCATCCACGGGGGCAACAACCGGAGCGGCAACACGAGGAATAGTACGGAAACGAAAACCTGGGGGTGCATTTTCCGTGCCGACACAGGTAAATACTGGATTCTCCGGTATAGGAAGTTCCCACGCGACACGCGCGGCAACTTCACGTTGAGCTTGAACAATATCAGGACGGCGTCGTTCTTGGTGAGCAAGAACTCGTTCAACCATCGCGGCGCGAGGTTGATCAATACGACGCCGTACTCCTTGACGCTCAAGTCGGCCTTCGGCCGACACATCGTATTCAATGTTATACGGCAATTCGTCCTCAGACCCGTCTTGTTCTTCGTCCGCATCGCGTTGATCCGCAGAGGCGCCGCCTAAGCTTTCTGCGTCGTCAGGCTCACTCCCTTCCTCCTCGTCAGATTCGATACGACGCCGGCGGCGTCCTACTTGCTCGTCTTCCGACTCGGGGTAGGTATACATAAACTCCTCGGCCTCAACAGAGTACTCCTCGGTCTTGTCAGATTCTTGCGACATGGTGTGCGGATCAGGTAGATTTAATTTGTTGTGATTGAGACTACACAAAAGTGATTTATTATTTGTCCTCAAATTATACGGACCAACCATTTTGTACACAAATTAAATTCTGTACATGTCTGTACAGTTTCCGTACATTTTTTGACAATGTACGGGGTACATGTACTACTGTACATGTACTGTACAGTACTCCGTACTGTACAGAAAACTTCTGTAGAGGAACGGTGGGGAGTGTCTCCACCTCCACCTCCACAGAAGTTACGAGAGGGTAATAATGGCTCCTCTCGTAAGATCTCACGACCTAGTCGTGCTCATTTGAAAAAGCAAAAATCTCACAATTTTCGCCATAACATAATATTATGGAAATTGCATACGCATCACCGTTACGTAGTCCATCGTCAACTGTTCCTTCTACAGTAGAAAATAGACAAAGTAAAAAAAGATCTCGATCAGGAGTTGTTCGAGTCTTTCAACCAATTGTAGAAACGGAACTTGACTTAGCACAAGCAGCAGCGGAAGCTGCAGCTCCTATGCCTTATAAAAGAGCAACAGGATATAAGAAGAAAAAAACGTATCGAAAAAAACGTCGATACGGTTTAGATCCTGGTGTTAAAGCAATAGCATATTCTCTCAATCGTCAAGTCAGAAATGAAAAGCGACTCGAGGCCATTGCACAGGCTGCCGGATTGGTTAAAACTGCCAATGAAATGGCTGCTGCTAATATTGGAACTCGGCAGACTTATATGGAGAGTATTGGTAGGGGTTCCTACAAGTTCGGACGAGCAGTCCAACGATTCGGACAGGGCAAATTCGGAAGGGCCATGAAAGGCCATGCACTGTCCTTAATGGATACTGGAGTAGGAATGGTAACCGGTCAAGGCATGTATACTGGTCGAGGTTCGTACACTGATAATGCTCTTATAGACACCGGTCTTGGGGTCGCAGAAGAAGTTCCAGTATTTGCTTCTGCTGGCGATGAAACTGGCATGGTATGCGTTTCAAAAAAAGAATACATATGTGATATTTACGGGCCATCACAATCATTTAACGTTCAATCCTTTTCGTTAAATCCGGGACTTGAATCTACGTTCCCTTGGCTTTCGCAAGTTGCTCAAAACTATGATGAATATGATTTCAAACAATTAATGTTTACATTCCGAAGCACTACAACTGACATCGGAAGCAGCACATCTGGTCAATGTGGTACTGTCATCATGGCAACTAACTACAACGCTGCTGCACCATCATTTGCAGATAAAGTAAGCATGATGGAATATGATTCAGCGATGAGCTGCAAAGCTACAGAATCAATGCGACATGGTGTTGAATGTGATCCTGCTAAACTATCAGGATCAGAAGGCAAGTATGTAAGAAACAACCCAGTCGTCGTAGCACAAGATCTAAAAACATACGATCATGCACTATTCCAAATCGGAGTCGCTAACGCTCCTACGGCTTATATTAATCAATCTTTGGGTGAACTCTGGGTTTCATACACTGTCGAGCTACGTAAACCAAAGTTTTATTCGGCAAAAGGTCTAGGTATCTCTCAAGACCTTTTTGTTTCAGGCACAGGCACTGAAACTACTAGTCTTTGGCTTGGATCTCAAGCTGGACTACTTCGAGCTCAACAAAATAATATCGGAACAAGAGTAACTATAGATCCTAATCTAATTACTCTCACGTTTCCTGCAAGTTACTCTGGATTCCTCGAAATTAAACTAGTAGTTGAAGGAATAAATGCACCAGCCGGTTGGCTACTTACTCAAACTAACCTCGGAACAGTTCGAGGAGTTTCAGATTTATATGCAGGCGGCGGCGGCACCGGAGACGTTCCTGATACTTTCCAAGCAAACAATGCTGTCGCAACTGGTGTTGATGGTCGAGTTATATTGATTAAGCACATTTCCGTAGAAATAGCTGCTAACGGAGTCAACAACCAGTGGATTTTGGGGTATTCAACTGCTACAACTGCGGGCAATCAAGCAATGCTTACTATCTCGGAATATAATCCGGGCTATTCTTATCGAGCATCTAATATCGGACCAGTGGGTGTACAAAGCCAAGCGCCAATTCTAGTAAATCAAGAAGGCGTAATTGTTGTGCCTGGTCCTTAACCGCGGGATCCTACGCTCGCGGCATTTTTCTAAAAACATGCGAGGGGGTGTCGAGAAGTACTTTTGAGCAGATGCTAGACCGCTAATTGAGCAATGCTTGACCTCTGTTTTAAAGATATTCCGCTGGCACTGGGCCAGCTAGTAAAGACTCAGCAGTTCCTTTGTGCAATTTATGACAAAGAACTGCACCAGTGGCAGTAGAATCATAAGAAAAAACAATAAGCTGCCTTAGTGTACACTTATTTAAAAAATTCTTTTTATCTGGATGAACTAATAGAGCCTTAGCTATGGCACATGCAATTTGATCGCACATACCACCTGCTTTCATTAGTTCAATAAATGGAGACCCAGCCTCTTTTGCCGCAGCGTCGCTATTCAAAATAGGCCAACGTTTATCAAATAATTTCAACTGAGGAATAGTCTCCTTAGCTTCTTTCTTGGTCAAACCAGATCCGCCCATGTTCGGATCAACATAGAACACGGAATCAACTTCCTTATACCTCATCCAAACATGATCAGGACCTGAAGTCATTACAACACAATGATTAGCAT